TCAACTAGTTGCAGCTAGTCCTGTACAGGCTACATTAGCATCACATGTTACTGTTTCATCACCTGCTGATATTGTAGAAGCAGTGCCTGAAACACCAGTTATTGCTATACCAGAGGCTGTTACACTACCTATAGCAGATGTACCTGCTATACCAGTTTCACTTACATTGGCATCACCACTTACAGATTCTGTGCCTAACGCAGTAGTTCCAGCTACTCCTGTCTCTGTTACATTAGCTTCACCTGTTACAGTTTCGCTACCAATCGCACCTGTGGCTGTTACGCCTGTCTCAGCTACATTAGCATCAGCTGTAACAGACTCTGTTCCTAAAGCAGTTGTACCTGCTAAACCTGTTTCAGCAACATTAGCTGCACCTGTAGCAACTACTGAGCCTACTGCTCCTGTAGCTGCAACACCTATCTCTGGTACATTAGCATCACATGATATTGTTTCTGTTCCAAGTGCTGATGTACCAGCAACACCTGTAATACTTACAGAAACATTGACTATCGCAGGTTGACCCCAAGGACCTGTTCCCCAAGTGGACCGACCCCAACCGACAGACATGTATTAAGCTATTCTTATAATCGCATTACTTGCATCAGCTGTTGGAAAAGTTATAGTAAATGAACCTGCTGTTGATGTTTTATCAGCACCAAAATCAAATACTGCAACTGCTGGGTCACCTGAAGCAGAGTCGTTATAAATCATACAACCTCTAGCAGTAACAGTTGCTGTGCCAAAAGTTAAATCAGCAAAGTCTGTAAATGCTGTTGTACCTGAAGTGGAAGGGTCTACACGTGTAAGTTCATTGCCTTTAGCAGTATAGTTAGTTCCACTAGCTTCATTAGAAGTTGTATATGCAGTAGTTGCTGCACTCATAGTAGCTGAACTCGTATAGAGTGCTAATCTGAATGTGCTTCCACCTGAGTTTTTAAAATTATGCACACCTTCTAAAAGTTCTTTTTTAAAAGACGTACACATTGCTTGTGTTATAGCCATTACAGCCTCCTTATTATATTGGCAAGGTCTTTATGTCCTTGCTGTTCTAATTGATTACATACTGTACATATGTGGTTTTTTATTGCCTCATGCATATAGTGTGTAATTACCTTTCGTGCAGCATCTTTAAATATATGGGCTTGCGCTTTTATAGTGTCAGGTGCTGTATCACTTATCGAAACTAATCTATCTGTTGCCATATCTGCAACTTCTTCTACTGTGTGTCCTCTATAATCTGTAGTTTTTACACCCAAATTACCAATAGCTATTTCAAATTTATCTGTTTGCATTATGGTACGTTAGGTTCTGGTGGATGACCACCATTTGCTCTTTCATCTATAACCCACTCTTTAGGATTTTCTCTACCTATAATTCCATGTGGTATCATTTTTTCTTGTATAACATCTGAATAATTACATACTGAAAGCTGTCCATCATTTATATACGAAACTATTGGGTCGTTTAAACGATGGTATCCATATAGTTTGTCTTTCATACCAACATTTGCATCTAGTAAATTAGACCTAACTGCAACTGAAACATCCATATTATTTTCCATACATTTACCTAACCAATACTCACAACATGCTCTACCCATTTCTGCAAAGTGTGCATTGTTATTATAAGTAAAGTCTGTGCCAAACATACTTATTGCACCTACATTATTCCAATAAGCAAATGCTATAGCATAAGCAACAGTATTATTTAAGTATGCACATGATGTATCTTCTATAACACTTTTAATAGGATACTCCTCTACAGCTGGAACTCTTGCATCTAATTCACATGAATATATTGGATAATCTATTTTAGGTAATTCCTCTCTCATCATTTCTGTCATGGATGCTGCTTCATCTGTATCAAAGAAACGAGACATAGGGTCAAGAATAAATGCTCTATCAGCTTTCTTTACCACTCCTATCATTGCATTTATAACCCAAACTTCATCAAACTTTTTACTATGTAACTGTGACAAATGAAAATCTATTTGACTCATACCCATTGCTACAATAGCTACATGTTTTCCTTCTAAAGATAATATTCTTTCTTCTAACATTATTGTTCTGCTATCCTTCTTTGACCGCCTCTATAGGCATCTTTTCTATTTCTTCCATCTTGTTCTATGACTAGCTTATCTAATGCTTCTTTAAATCTTGTTTCATAAAGACCAACTAAATCAGGTTCACCTTTCATAAATATATACGCTTCTACTAGAGAGCCAAACAAAAGAACATCTGGTGCATTAGAACCTAACCAGCTTGTGCCATCTGATGATGCAGTAATAGATTGTGGTAAATGAAAGTAATGTAACTCTACTGTGTAATTAGCATCAGGCGTTGGACCTAATATAAAAAAACCATCATCAAATTGTGCGTAGTATTCTGGTAATCCTGTATTAGTAGAAGGTTTAGGATAAGCTTCTCTAATAAAATTAACATCTTTATTTATTAAAAAATTGTAGTTGCCATCTGAATCTACTACTGCCAATGAATAAGAATATAAAAAATCATCTGGCACTCCAAGATATTGATTATTTATAGTTGCAGTAGCTTGTTGATTCTTTCTATAGCGTGGTAATTCTACCGAACTATTTATTCTACTCTCAGCTTGTTTAATTAAAGTAGGTAGATTATTTACAAATGTGGTCTCTGTATTTTCAGTATAGTCCTGTATTGCAGTTTTTAATGTAGTAAATGTAAATGACATTAGCTTATGGTTATAGTTAATTTACCTAGTTTACCTTTCAAAACCATGTTACTTAGATTGCAGTCACCAAATGCTGAGTTCCATCCACCTATAGGATTGAAACCTGATAAACCTCTACTAGCCTCTAAATCTGTTTGTGGTCTTGGATTCTTTAATGCTTGTGGGTCATTTAGTCTTAATCTACCTAACTGTAGTTGTGGCTGGTCTTTATCTAATACATCTTTGCCTACTAATAGTCCTGTCCTTTTTTTATCTTTTATTTGATTGCGTAAATCTTTTAAAGGATATCTAAATCCAGTTCTATCGCATATACCATATGCATGTTTACCTTTTGCATATGGCATACTAATAACCTCCCGGCACGAATCTTACAGCTGCCTTGACTCTATTTTCCTCAGATGCAAGCTTCCATTGTTCTTCATACTGTTGTTTTAAGAATGGAACTCTTTGTGCTGCCTCTGGATTTTTCATAGCAAGATAATATGCTAATCCTGAAACTAGACATGGTAAGAATACTTTAGGTACATCAAGAGTATTAGATGCTGGTGTTCCTGCATCATATATCTGTCTTAGCCTATACCAAACTACTTTATAAGTAGTGGTGCTATCCGGTACAGGATAGAGAGTAAAAGAAGTAGAGCCACTATCTCTGTTAACTAATATCTCATTAGGTCTGCCTCTATCTAACTTATTAGGTATATCTGCATACTGTGAAAAGGATACTCTAGTTAAAGACGTATCACTTTGCGCATTTGTTTCTCCATCATCTGTTCTTAAATGATGTTCTAATAAATCAATAGTGTCAGCATCTAAAGTGTATGTAGCAGTTCCAGCAGTAAGAGTCGTACTACCTGATTCAACTTGCCATAGATTTAAACCTCTGTTTGCCCATTCGAGCATCATAAGATTTATGCTACGTCTAGCTGTACGCAGGTCGTAACCGGTTCTCATTTCTAAACCAGCTAATTCAAAAGCCTCCTCTGCTGCTTCTGCTATATCAAGATTAAAGTTATTAGTAGTGGCTGTTGCCATATATTATTTCTTTTTCTTTGGTTTCCCATAGGCTGCGCCCATACCGCCATGACCATACTTAGGCATACCACCGCCCATCATTCCATGAACTTCGCCTCCGTGTTTCATTTTAACCATGTCTTGATAATCACCAACTTGACCACCTTCATCAAAGTTAATAACCATATCCTTACCAGTTTTTTTCATTTCCTCACGTGCTGCCTTCATACCAGCATCATCATAAGGAAATTTCTTTTTACCTACATTTGGCATATTTTTTCTCCTGTTGTTTAAACATATTTATTTTAAGGTTCAAATGTTCCGTTATCAATTAATATCTGTCTATTCTTTAGATGCTCTTCTTCAACTTCTTGTTTGCTTTGTCCAAAGTATTTCACTGCTAGATGTTTGTCAACCATAAGTTGATTTATGTTTACATCATCTACAACTACATCACCTAATACTCTGCCATACTTACCTTTAGAATCTTTTAGTTTTGTTTGTATAACAATCTTATCACCTGCATCTATAGACTCTTTTAAGAAAGACCCAGCCATTTTTCCTCTAGCCTTTTCATCAAGGTCACGGGTACGTGACTCAGGAGTATCAATGCCATAAAGACGAACACGACACTTATGAAAAATGTCAAACCCAAGGTCCAACACAACGTCAACAGTATCACCATCAACGACTCTTTCAACTTTACAACCATACTCATACATCACCTATACCTCTTAGATATCTTCGCAGCAGACTTAGGTTGTTTAGAAAATTGTTTACCTTTCTTAGTATCTGCTCTTTTCTTCCTAGTAGTAGCTGCATATTGAGAACTAGACATGGCTTTGATAGCTTTTTCAGGTAAATATCTTTCTCCTGTTTCTGACGACTTCTTACCTGACTTAGTACGCCATTTTTGTTTAGTCCAGTCTTTAAGACTTTTTTGACTTTTTGCTATTGCCATGTGCTTTTCTTATTGAATCTTTACCCTTTTTAAATATATTAGTGACCTCAGACTTACCCATAACTTTTGCTCTTTGCTCTCCGACTGTAAGTATTTGTATTTTTCTAGCAAAGGGTTTTTTAATTCTTTTGACTTTTGCAACTGTTTTCCTTGCATCTGTAGGCGTTGCAAACTTAATGGGTACTGTATCTTTAGGATTTTCATCTGTGTATAAACGCCTCCCGCTTCCTTTAGGTTTTTTTCCTGTTCCTTCTTTTGGGTCTTTTGCCATAAGCTTCTGTCAATGCTATTGCTACTGCTTGTTTCTGTGGTCTCCCTTCTTTCTTTAATTTAGAAATATTAGAAGATATTACCTTCTGACTACTTCCTTTTTTTAGAGGCATTATTCATAGCCTTTATATGATTCTTTACTATCTTAGCTTGCGCTGCGTGCATCTTAGATGCGTTCTGCAACTGCTTTACTACTGGTTCTAAGTCCTTGCTCATTTATATCCTCCACCTTTTGCTTTATATTGTTTAGCTAACATCTGTGCTTTTCTAGCACTCCATTGTCCGGGTTTACCACCTTTACCACCAGCCTTAATGCGTTTAAACATTCTCTCACGCATACCCGGCTTTGTGTAGTTACCAGCTTCGTTTACCCTTGATTTCTTTTTTTTACCTGTCATTTGTTTTTTAGTTTGAGTTCTACTAATTACCATTTAACTTTGTGACTCCAATACCTAGCACTAAACTTATCTGGACTTGCATCTTGTGCATTATGTCTTGCATAGTAAGATTTTTTACGTGCTTTGTCTTTTTTAGACTTGGGATTTTTACCAGCACCTTTAACACCCTGCTGTCCAAAGCGTATTAGTTTAGTCTTATCACCTTTCTTAGCCACAACAACATGTGACTTCTTAGGATGATTAGGAGTTCTTTTAGGTTTGTTGTATCCGCTAACCCCTGCTTTTTTTAACTTAGGGTCTTTAGCCATCAATCCTCACCTTTAAACTTTTTACTCTGTCCTGATGTACCTGCGTATATTCCAAACACTGCTGCCATAGCACCTACTACTATAGATACTAAGCCAGCTTGTTCTAAATTAGGTTCAGGTATATCCATAAACCAAGTTACAACTTTGTAAAGTAATATGATGTATACAGTCACAAATGCTCTAGGAAATATTCTCCATGCATCAACAGTTCTTGCTAAGTGTATCCATTTCTGAAAAGGATTATCACCGGCACTGTTAGCATTAGCGTCTATCTCTACTTCAAGGTTTATCTTTTTCTTTACAGATTCTTCCATCATATAAATTTAATATATGCTACTGCAACAGAAACTAAACCATAAAGACCCCACAGCATATTTTCTATTCGTAAAAACTTTTTACTACCTTCATCGAGTCTACGCTCTATGTACTCATAACGTAGAGCGTACTCTCTTTCTAGTCCACTTAGACGTGCTTCTATAGGTAATTTATCAGTTTCTGCTGATTTAGACATTACGCTGTAGTAGCAGT